GGTACGTCAAAAGTAGAAGTTACAGCCGATACAGACACGTTTGTGTTTTCGGATTCTTTGCTGATTACTGGATTGAAAAGTCAATGGATGGTAGCCAAAGGGCTGGACGCATCGTTTAGCTTGGGTGAGTTCCGCTATCTGTTGGAGCAAGAGAAATCAACGAACAAGAGTGCGCCTGTGCTTTCGACTGGTGCGTTTGCTGGTTCTTTGTTGTTGACAGACCGTAATATGGTCGATGGTTCGTACCCTGGTAACTGAGGAAAAAAATGGACAAAAGCCAACTTATTAAGGCTCTACGAGATGGAGTGCAATCAACCTCAAACGGCGTGGCAAATGCTGTTGTGGGTGAGCCTGTTGATGGTGCTGCCTGGTTACTTCGCAAAGCTGGTTTGCCTATTGGTGATATGCCTGTTGGAGGCACTGACTGGCTCAAGGGCCAAGGCATTACGCCGCAAGTTGATGAGGGTTTACCATCGGCAATTGGTCTTGGCTTGGGTCAGGCGTTGGGTAGTGCGGCGTATACGCCACGTGCATTAGCTGATGCAGTTCGCCGGGCTGTTAAATGAATTGGCTTAAAGCAATATTTGGCTTTGTAAAACAGCATCCATTTGCCACGCTCTGGATGCTTGTTTTGCTTGCTAACTATGCGTTACGGCAACAAAAATAAGGCCAAGTTATGCCCAGTGCAAAACATACATCGATGCCTAGCCCGACAGGCGGATTGAACGATCGGACATCGTTTGTAGAGCAAAAGCCAAACGAGGCGGTCGTTCTAGAAAACTGGTTTCCATACACCTCTTATGTCGGCATTCGCAAGGGTTCGCAAGACCATGTAACTGGCCTTCCTGCGACTGTAGAGACATTGGTAGAGTACAACCCAGAGTCAGGCGGGGCTAAACTCTTTGCGGCTGCTGGTACGGCTATTTATGACGTTACGACTGCTGGTGTAGTTGGTTCCCCTGTGGTTTCTGGAATGTCTAACGCTCGTTGGCAAGAAACCATGATTACGACCCCGGGAGGGTCTTTTCTGGTGATGTGCAACGGTGCTGATGCGCCAAGGGTCTACAACGGGACAACATGGTCGGCAATGTCGGTTAACCATGCAAACCCTGCTGATTTGGTTCACGTTTGCTTGTTCAAAAATCGGTTGTTCTTTGTTGAGAAGAATTCGGCTGAGATTCACTATCTGCCAGTTCAAAGTATTGGTGGGAATACGGCGGCTTATCCTTTGGGTGCAGTGTTTAAAAAAGGTGGTTACGTCAATGCCATCTACACATGGACTTTAGACGCTGGACAAGGCTCGGACGATCACCTAGTTGTCATTTCGTCCAAAGGCGAGGTTGCTGTTTACAGTGGAACAGACCCTTCAAGTGCTGCTGATTGGCGCTTGGTTGGTGTTTTTTCGTTGGGTGTGCCGTTGGGCCGTAGATGCGGGATTAAGTACGCTGGCGACCTTTTAATCAACTGTGTTGAAGGTGTGATGCCTTTGACCCGTTCGCTTCAGTCTGTCACGGCTGATTCAACGGTGGCGATTACCGACAAGATTCAGAACTCAGTCAGTGCTGATGCCGATTCATATTCTCAGAATTTCGGCTGGCAACTGTGTTTGTTTGAAGACCTGAACATGGTCATTTTGAACGTACCTGCGGGTAACGGTGCAAATTACCAATACGTTCAAAACACGATTACAGGCTCATGGGCTAAATTTACTGGCTGGAATGCTACGGTTTGGCTTCATTCTTTGTCTGGTCTTTACTTTGGCTCTGGGACAAAGATTGTTCGGGCTTGGACTGGTTATCTGGACAACACAGCAACCATTAATGCTGATGTAATTGTGTCTTTCCAATACTTTGGTGACAAGGCGGCTAACAAGTATTTCACGATGGTCAAGCCCTACTTGTTTAGTACGGGCAACCCTTCAATCAAATACGGTTTGTGCCCTGACTTCCAACAATTGGAACCTGAAGGCCAGTTTAACTACAACGTGCCCTCTGGCATGATTTGGGGCCAAATGGTTTGGGGCACTGACTCAATGATTTGGGGTGGTGGACTGCAACCTATTACTGGTGGTTGGCATACAGTCGGTGCGGTGGCTAACACTGCGGCCCTACGGTTAAAGATTCAAAACAATGGCTCTGATGTGCGGTTCATGAACGTGAGTTATGTATATAACCACGGCAACGTGCTGAATTACTGATGTTGATTTTTGACGCTTCTATCGTTGGCCCGTGGGTTTCCAAGAAAACAGGCGGGTCATGGTGTGATGGTAGAGGCCAAGCAATTGGGAAAGTGGTAGACGGAAAACTGGTCGCCGGGGTTCTTTATGAGGACTTTAATGGGGCTAATGTAGTCTGCCATATCGCTGGTGATGGGAATTGGGCTGATCGTAGGTTTCTTGCGGTTATCTTTGATTACCCGTTTAATCAATTGAAGGTTAGACGCATCACGGTTCCAATTGACGGAAAGAATGTCAAGAGTCAAAAACTTGTCGAACATATGGGTTTTGTCTTAGAATCAAGGCTAGAACAAGCTACCCTTGACTCTGATTTGTTGCTGTACCGTCTGTTTAAGGACGAATGTAAATATCTGAAGGGTAAGTATGCTGATTCCATCTAAATTCTCTGGTTACCAATCTGGGATTCGTGTTTATCCCGGTAAGTCTGATCCACCACCAGCTCCAGACTATCAAGCGGCAGCAAAAGAAACTGCTGCCGGTAATCGTGAGGCGGCGGAATACACGATCAAAGCTAACCGTATTAACCAGGTCACACCATATGGTTCGCTGAACTACAACTACACGCCTCAATACGATGCAGAGGGCAAAGAAACGGGTGCTGGTTGGACTCAGACAATGGATTTGACTCCTCAAGCTCAGGCAACGCTAGACAAAAACATGGCGTTGTCTGATAAGTATGCGGAAACAGCTGGTATTGGCTTTGACAAAGCTCGATCTACTTTTGAGAATCCACAGATTGACGAAAGTTTGCTGCCACAGCGCGGGATTGACATTGGCAAAACAGCCCAAGAAGCCCTTTTGTCGCGTATTGAACCAAATCTTCAGCGTGAAGATGAAGCACTGCGGACACGATTAGCTAACCAGGGAATTCAAATTGGGTCTACAGCTTATGGCCGCGAGATGGGGCTTTTGGGGCAAAAAGGTACGGATTTAAGGCTACAAGCCGCACTCCAAGGAATAAATTTGGATCAGGCTAACCGTGCGTCCGCGCTTAATGAGGCTTATACAGCACAATCTCGACCATTGGACTTGATTTCGGCTTTGCGCAGCGGAAGCCAAGTGCAAAACCCCACGTTCCAAGGGTTCGCTCAACAAGCCAATACAGCAGGCCCTGACCTCTTAAGTGCCGCTAATCAGCAATATAACGCTCAAATGGCTGGCTACAACGCAGATCAAGCTGCGAATTCCAGCATGATGGGTGGCTTGATGGGTCTTGGTGCTGCTGGCTTGATGTCTCCGGCTGGCACTTTTTCTGGGCCTAAAGGCTTATTTAGCATATTTGGATAAGGTGAAAAAATGGCTGCACTAATGGTTACACCTACTGATTTCGAGGCTGCTCAATTAGAGTTGATGCAACGGCGTGGACGATACGCACAGCAACAACAATTAAACATGCCTAAAGCCGGTGAAATGGTTGGGAATCGGTATGTGGCTACAAATCCGCTGAATTATTTAGCTGAGGGACTCAGGGCGTACGGCGCTCAACGCGGTGAAGAAAACGTCCGCAAAGAACTTGCAGACTTGCAGGGTAAACGCCGTGAAGCCGAAACAAAAGACTTGAGCGCCTTTGTTTCAGCTTTGCGCGGTACACCTGCACAACCAGAATTCCAAGCCGCTGGCCCTGCACAACAAGGTGCACCAGTGGCAGATCCTTTGGGATTAGATGGTGGTGAAGCTGTATCTGGTGGTGGCTATACGGTTCCGGCGCAAGCTGCAAAGCCAGGCGATCCAATGGCCGCTTATTTTTTGGCTGCTGCAAGTCAATCGCCAATGATTCGTCAAATGGGAATCCAAGGCATGGCTCAAGTGCCACAAATGGAAGCTCAAAAACAAGAGCGCATGGACAACCGTGCATTCAGGGCGCAAGAAGCTCAATTGGCTCGTCAACAACGAATGGATGAATTGAATCGCCGTGCTGAAGATCAGCGTTTGAGTCAGCAAGAAAGACTTGCAGCCCAAGCCGAAAACCGTCAAATGATGATGGAAAATCAGCGCCAAATGCAGCAATTTGCAGTGGCTAATCGTCCTGAACGCATGGTTACTGTTCTTGGCCCCAATGGTGAAGCAGTTACAGTGCCTCAGTCACAATCGCAGGGCTTGCCTTTGTATAACCCACAAGCGGCTGGAAACTTGCAAAAGGAAAAAACCAAGGCGCAAGCTAAAGATCAATTGTCTGGTGTTGTTCAACAATTGAATAACAGTTATACCGCGCTCGAACAGGGTGGTGGCATTACTAGCACAGCACAGGGCGGCTTGTCTAACCTTGGTGCTCGATTGGGTTCGACTGCTGTTGGTCAAGCGGTTGGCGGGGCATTGGGCACTCAAAACCAACGTCAACGTCAAGAAATTGAACAGACTCGACCTTTGTTGTTGAACCTTATTAAAGATGCGACAGGCATGACTGCATCACAGATGAACAGTAATGCTGAAATGCAACTGTATTTGAAGGCAGCGACAGACCCAACATTGACGGTTGAGGCTAACCGTTCTGCTTTGGCTAACTTGGACAAAATGTTTGGGCTTGGCTTGGCTAAACCACCTGCTGATGCAGCAAAACCTCCGGCTGGTGCTGCTAATCCTCAAGACGCAGCAGCAATGCAGTGGGCGCAACAAAACCCCAATGATCCACGCTCTAAAGCTATCTTGCAACGACTTGGAGGCCGCTAATGGCATTTGATCCTGATGCTTACTTGGCGCAAGCGCCAGCATTTGACCCTGATGCCTATTTAAAAGGCGCACCAAAGGCCCAAAAAGGCTATTTGGAGTCACTAGGCGCTGGCCTAGGCTCTGGTGTGGGCAACGTAGCCTTGGGCGCACAAAACCTTGTTGGCATGGGCTTGGAAAAGCTCGGCGCTGATTCCGTCGGGCAATGGCTGCAAAAAGACGCGGCAATGGGCAAAGAAAAGCTGAAAAGCGAAGTTGCACCATACAAAGAAGCTAACCCAATGACTGCCGGTGGCGGTGAGTTGGCGGCTGAAATTGCCAGTACGCTTCCAATAGGCGGCGCTTTGGCAAAAGGTGTCGGCATAATTCCAGGTGCTGCCCAAAAAGCGTCTGGGTTGATTCAAGCTTTGCGATCTGGCGGCATGAGTGGTGGAAATCTTGCTACTCGTGCGGCGGGTGGTGCGGCTACGGGTGGTGCTGCTTCTTCATTGATTAACACCGAAGATGCTGGCACGGGTGCGGCGATTGGCGGTGCTTTGCCTTTTGCTGGCCGTGCAATTACAGCGGCTGGCAGCATGGTTAGCCCTGAACGGTTGATGCAAAGCGCACTTAAACCAACACTTGCACAACAAAAATCAGGAGAGGCAAAAGTCGCTATTGATACACTGTTGAAATACGGCATTAACGCCACTCAAGGCGGCGCTGACAAGCTCAAAGGCATGGTTCAAGGGGTAGATCAGGAAATCTCTGATTTGATTGCTGGATCGGGTAAAACAGTAAACAAAGACAAGGTATTGGGTGCGCTTCAAGATGTTGAAGGGCGTTTTGTCAATCAAGTAAGCCCTACTTCAGACATTGCTGCCATTCAAAACGTGGGCGCTGACTTTGCACAACATCCAATGATTACGGGGCAAGACATACCCGTAGAACTGGCCCAAAAACTTAAACAAGGCACTTACAAGGTGCTTGAAAAGAAATACGGTCAACTGGGTAGCGCAGAAACCGAAGCGCAAAAAGGTTTGGCTCGTGGCTTGAAAGAAGCTATTGCAGAAGCAGTGCCTGAAGTTGGCCCACTAAATGCCAAGCAAAGCGAACTGATTAAAGCGTTGAAGGTCACGGGACGCAGGGCAATGATGGACGACAACCGCAACCCTGTTGGCATTGCAGGTCTATCCACAAATCCGTCACAGCTTGCAGCAATGTTGGCTGATCGAAGTGCTTTGCTTAAGTCTTTGGCAGCACGTGGCGCTAACGCTATGCGACCAGAGGAAAACAATGCACTGATTGAGGCATTGCGCCAAGGCGTTTACCGTAGTGCGCCCGTAATGGCGGCTGACTAATCGCGTACAAACAAAGCACAAAGGATGGCGGGAACAACAACTCCCGCCCATCCAAACACGCTAAAGAGTAGTGCGATCAACAGAATAACAAGTGCAAAAAACATATAAATTAGCCCCAATTGCGGGGGTTTTTTTGTTGTTAACGACCGCAGCCACAAAGTTGCTTACCACCGATTGTCTGAGTACAACCGTAAGGCGAATACACTGGGCAAGCGGCAAAAGCGGTTGCAGAAACGGTAAGAACGATTGCAGTGAAAAGTTTTTTCATAGAGACTTTCAGTTAAAGGGAGTTGAAGGTTAAGGCTTAATTCTTACAAGAACCTGACAGATTGACAAGTTCACACATTTTTTTGATCGCGGCCAGTGTAGTGGGTGTAAAGTTCGGCACGTTTTTTTGTTACAGCATTGCTGGCTTCTTCTGCTGTTAAAAAAGACCCTAAATGAAATTTTTTTCTATTGTGCGTAACTTGAGCGCCCCATTTTTTTGATTTTTTGAAAAGAAACACGCCAAGAAATCCTGATTTATTATTTATCTTTACAGGAAAATTTTCCATGTTTTGTTTATGAGTTGCTTCTCTTAAATTATTCCAAGCGTTATTAGACCGCACTCCATCTTTATGATCTATTTGGTTTTTCGGCCATTCGCCTGTCATGTAGAACCAAGCCAAACGATGAACTTTGTAATCTTTCTTTTCAAGTCTTATTCTCAAATATCCTTGACCACAATCCCATCCAGCAATACCTCCAACTTTTGATTGGGATGATCGTGCTTTTTTCCATCTAAAAAAACCTGTATCTGGTTCGTAGGTCAAAACGTCTCTCAAATATTCCTGTGTCAACATATGGATTCCCCAAAGAAAAACCCCTAGCGAATCACGGTAAGAGCGTGACGCACTAGGGGTAGGCCAATGGCTTTGATTTGTACGGGTCTCTTACACCCCAAACCAAAGCCTATATGCATTGTATCAGAATCGGTTGCAATGTAAAATAGCGCAAACAACCTTATAGAGGACTGCTATGCCAAGAAACGGCGTTGGTGATTTTTCACTAGTTACAAACAGTTGGAATCCAGCAATTTCAGGAAATCTCGCCGCTAGTGGTGACTGGCAATCTTTAATCAATGACGTTGCAGCAGCAATCACGCAATCTGTTTCGCGTGATGGGCAAAGCCCCCTAACTGGAAATCTGCAACTTGGCAACAACAAAATCACGGGTCTAACTGCTGGCGCTGGCACTGGTGAGGCTTTGGCCTTTCAGCAGCTTTTTAACCAAGGCACGATGGCCGACATTGCCTCTGCTGCCACTACAGACATTGGCGCACAGAACACCAACTTTTTGCGTGTAACTGGCAACACCACAATCACCTCGTTTGGTTCAAATTACAAAGGGCCACGGTTCCTTGTTTTTGAAGGCGCGGTTACTCTGACAAACTCAAGCACTCTGGTTCTTCCGGGTGGTGCAAACATTACGACTGCTGCGGGTGATGTGCTAATTGCCATTCCTGGTGCTACTTTGGGCACAGCGGATAAATGGATTGTTACGGCGTATCAGAAAAACGCTGTACCCGGATCTGTTTCGCCGCAAAGCCAAACAAGCAAGATTGAGCCTGTAACGGGATCAGTGGCTTCTAATGCTCTGACGGTTAGTCTTAACCCTACGGCGCTTGATTTCCGTTCGGCAACGCTTGGAAACGGTACGGTAAACACCCGCACGATTTCAACTGCTATCAGTGCTGTAGTTCCTTCTGGCGCTACTTTGGGGACAACTAACGCCGTCTTGTCTAAAGTGACTTTGATTGCTTTGGACAATGCAGGAACGGTTGAGCTTGCAGTTTGTAATGGGTCTTTGTCGCTGGATGAATCAACCTTGATTAGCACGACTGTTTTGGACGCAGCTTCAGACAGTGCCACAGTTATCTACTCAACTACAGCACGAACAAACGTACCTTTCCGTATTGTTGGCTACATTGAGAGCACACAAGCCACGGCTGGAACATGGGCAACGGCTCCAAGCAAGATTCAAGGCATTGGCGGTCAAATCCGTCAAGTTACAGTTTCTGGTAGTGGAAGCATTTCAAGTGGAACGGCTGTTAACAGCACAAGCGGCACTGCGATCGACTTCATTGGCATCCCTTCTTGGGTCAAGCGGATCACGGTGATGTTCAATGGGGTAAGCACGAACGGAACAAGCGCAATTCAGGTTCAGATCGGTGCAGGCTCTGTTGAAACCACGGGATATTCTTCCTCAACGGCTTATTCTCAGACAGGCAACGTTGCTGGTGCAATTACAGGAAATGCCGGGTTCTTAGTTAATACTGGCGCATCCGCTGTAACCACGCACACCGGGCACATGGTCATCACAAACGTCAGCGGTAACCTTTGGGTGGCGTCTAGCGTAGTTGGCACGAGCGCAGCAATCGCATTCTTCGGTGGTGGCTCAAAAACCACATCCAGCGTCCTTGACCGTGTACGTATCACCGCGGCCAACGGCACTGACACCTTTGATGCAGGAACCATCAACATTTTGTACGAGGGCTGACCATGAAAGTCATTGAATCAAACATGCAAACTGGTCAAGTAACAGAGCGTGACATGACGCCTGAAGAAATTGAAGTGGTTATGGCAAGTCAACCGCCAAAAGAAGAAGTAATAGAGGCAGTCATGGAAGCGGTAATGGAAGCAAAACCCAAAGATGTCTAAACTTTGGATAATTCCGGCTGCGTGTATTGTGGTGGCTTGCACTACGGCAAAGCCGGATTTACCCGAAGAAGCGCAGGACATGGATGGAAACGGCGCAGCAATGGTGAAAATGAGTTTTGTTCAGTGGCTTGGGCAGTTGGTTTTGACTGCTGTAACCAATGTGACTGTTAACGTCAAAGTCGAAGCAGACATGAAAAAGGATGAAGAATGATTGCAGCACTTTTACCATTTGCCGGGAAATTACTCGATAAGTTTTTCCCAGATGAAGCGCAAAAAGCCGAAGCGCAAATGAAGCTGGCAGAGATGGCACAAAGCGGCGAATTAGCTGCAATGGCTAACGAGACTGAGCTTTACAAGACTGAGCAAAACAACTTGTCTGATCGCCATAAATCGGACATGGCTTCGGATTCTTGGCTGTCTAAGAACATTCGGCCTTTGACGCTGGTTTACATCCTTGTCGCTTACCTTTTGCTGGCGGTGCTGGATGCCTCTGTGCTGGACATTGCTGATTCCTTTGTAGAGCTTTTAGGGCAGTGGGGTATGTTGGTCATGAGTTTTTATTTTGGTGGCCGCACCCTTGAAAAGATCATGGACATGAAGGCTAAAAAATGAACCTGTCAAAAAACTTCACATTGGCTGAGATGACAAAAAGCCAAGAGGCTTTGCGCCGTGGCATTGACAACACGCCAGATCCGTTTATTCAAAAGAATCTTCAGCTTCTTTGCGAAAACGTGCTGCAACCTATCCGCGACCACTTTGGGCAGGTCAATGTATCGTCTGGATACCGTTCAAAGGCTTTAAATGATGCCGTAAACGGGGCAAAAATCTCCGACCATATGTCAGGGTGCGCGGCTGATATTGAGTGCTCTGTGTCGAATCTAGAGTTAGCCCAATGGATTGCTGACAACCTAGACTTTACGCAAGTAATCTTGGAATTTTACTCACCGACAGACCCACGCGCAGGTTGGGTGCATACTTCCTACGTTAAGGACAACCTGAAAAAGCAATGTTTGACCGCTACAAAGGTAAACGGCAAAGTTGTCTACACGAACGGTTTAGGTTGATGGCCTTGTCCATAAAGCAGGGCTTCTTGTTTGCAAATCCGTCACAACGCCGAAGCGTGTAATACACGCATGGTTAATGAATACCTAGGCGGCTAAGACCTAAGCGACCATCATATTAGCGGGCCAGTGCTGATCTCTGGCTTGAACCATTGCGCTTAAAAGCGGTGGATCTGGATATTCGCCCACGCATCAGCCTACGCATTCCGCTAATATGATGGTGCTGTCTTTCCAGCAGTCACACCAGACGTTTTAAGTCTACCCTTACAAGGGGCTGATCGGGCGGTGTTCCCCATTGGTCAGTTCAATTCTAAGCCTTTCCATTCCGAAAGCCCAAATCTTTTAGCTTCCAATTCAAAAGCGGCCCACAAAAGCCCAACGGTAGCGGCTTCAATGTCTTCTGGTTTAGCGTACCCCATGACATGATGGTATGCGTTTTGAATGACGAATTCAGCCGCTGCCTGTTCTTTTTGTTCAATTGTTTTCATGGCTCAATTATCTCTAGTTGGCTTACACGGTGCTGACAATAATCAGTTTATTTGCGTGGCTCATGTTTTTTATCAATCGCAAATTGAAGTTTTTCAATAACAACATGAGGTAGATCGCTGGCATTAATTGAAGCATCATTTATGTAATCAGATAGCTTTGCCCATTGCCGCTGTGCTGCGGGTGGGGTGGTGTAGAGGGGAACTGTATAACCACCTTCTTCGCGAGTGTGTTCTTCAGGACAGATCACATCAAAGATAAATCCGTCTTTTCCGGGCATACCCCACGCCACAGGCTCCTGCACCTGTGCTGAACGGGCTTGCCCTTCAATTTGCGCGGCAATAGATTCTTTGGGTGTCATATCTACCTTTCGTTGATGATTGCTGACACTGGCATATAAAAACAAGCCTGATCTCTGCTACCTGTGGCAAGCATTATCCGTCCGTCATTGGGTGTTTGTTCTGGATGGTCTGCCCATGCCCGACAGTTTTTACAATAGTGGTCTACTGTATCGGGTCGGCATCGCAAAGAATCAGGCTGTAATGGTGTCATTTTGCGTTGATGTGGATTAAGTAAGCAATTGAGCTAATAAAAGCTAATCCAGCTATTCCCTTAATAAAGAAAAAACCGATTATCTTTAACAAGGACTTCATACCCTAGCCAATCCGACACGGCTAATGCCATCTGTTGCAGGGTTGTAAATGCTTGTCATTGTTCCGTTACAGATACGATTCACACCTGAAGATTTAATCTCAAGTGCTTCACCCAATGCAACACGACCAGCTTTGGTGATTTCGTACATTCCAGCAATCCCGATTGGATTCTTGATGTAACCCAAACCGTACATTCGATTAATCGTAATCCTGAGATTTCCGATATTTAGTTTCATCTCAAGATCAAGACAGTTCAGTTTGCCGTTTTTCCGCAAGCATTCAAGAATGGCGCGGGACTTAGTGCCCATTTGTGAACCAGGCCCGCTGGTTGGTGGTGTTAGTTTCATGGTCAAAATGGGCAATCGCTATCAATGTCGAATTCAACAGGCTTTGGCGCTTGTTTAACGGGCTTTTGAGGGGCTTTTTCTTCCTTTGCCTTGACTGACAAGGACATGAACTTTTTTCCCGTCTTTTCGCTGGTTTTAAGCCATCCAGACACCCACATATCAACACCGTTGACGTTGATTGATCCGGTGTAGTCAGGATGTGAGTCTGTTTGCTTTTTTTCGTTGCGGAAAATTGCGCCTGAATTTTGATTGTCGTATGCCATTTGATTTCCTTGGTTAAAACTTAAGTTTATTGGTGTTTGCTTACACGGTGCTGACTTACAGCTCTTTTGCTTTTTTTATCGCACTGCGTGTTTTGCTATCGAGCATCGACCACAAACAGACCTTCTGGTCACTTTCTAGGTTTTCCGAGTCAAGCCGTGTCAATGCTTGTTTTGGATTACCGTCTGCCACGATAGCGATCAACTCAACCGCTAATTCTTGAAAATACTGCATTTCCTCTGGTGACATGAGGTCTGCAATACCTTGTGAGGGGGTGATGATAACTTTCTCTTTTTCTTTTGCTGGCGCTGAATCAATGGCATCGTGTTCAACAATTTCGAGGGCAGCAACCCACAAGTACCTGCGTAAGTAGGTTTGTACCGCGCCAAGGTTTTGCACCTCATGGCAACCCTTTAAGGCGGCTGTAGACATGGGGCTGCTGATGATGATGCGATCTTCAGGCTTGTCGTTGTCAATGATGCTAATGTGTGCGGCATCCGTGCCAAAAGTAACAACACCTGTCAAGCCAACTTCTTTAAAGATGTTCAAAGCCGGGATGATGAAGTCGCCAAGCTCAAAATACTTGTAACCCGCAAACTTGTTGTGGCCTGATTTCTTCAGTTCCTGGCTGTGAAACTTGTCACGGGCCGCATTGAGTTTTTGATATACGTTCATGATTTCTCCTATTGAAAGCTGTATTTTGTTCTTCGAAACTTACTAGGCGCTGACAATTACGGGCGCAAAGCTGCTTGAATTGCTTGTTTTAGCGCATGGATGCGAGGCATTCCGTTGCGGCGCTTGAAACGGTATACGTAAAAAATGGTCATCATTTCTGTTTCTCCGTAAAGCCGCGCCATTGTTTGCTTTGATCTGCAAAAGGATTCGATTTTGAGCGTTTTGCATCGCTCAGAGAATCTTCATAGAACCCCCAAAAATTTCCATTCCAAAATGAGAAGCGTACTTCCATAGGGAAGCCTTTTTCACGGACTTGATAAACCCCTTTATGAATAGGCTTAATTTTTCCTGGAAACCAGTTTGTCATTTGTTTTTTCATTTCATCATCCCCGCCATAACTTCACGGCATTCATTCCAACCTGCCCGAAATTCAGGGCTTTCACTGTTGTCTGTGATGGCATCTGGCAGGGATGTTGGTTTTAAATACAGTGGTTGCCATATGTAATTTGATTGTTTGCTCATGTCATAAAAATTAGCAGGGTCTTCAAAGTAAACACCTTGTTTGTTTGTTTCTTTGTTTATCCACATCCATGCGATTGGCTGTGATGTTTTGTCCGTCATTTTGATAACCCATAAAAAAGGATTGTTGCCAATGCCACACCAATGATGATTGCAAGGGTGTAGTCTTTGATACGTTCTTTTGTGTCGTTACTCATGTTTAACTCCTTGTTCTGCTGCTTCTTGCAATTCACCCATGCAACGCTCTAAAGCTGCTGCCATGCGCTTATCGCAAAACTCAATTCGCTGGCCGCGCAAACGGGCTACACCGCTTTTCATTTCTGCCAAGATTTCCGCGAGTGTTTCGCTGTCAATTGTTATTTGTACGTTCATGATTTTTCCTTTGTCCTTAAAAAACCCCCAGATCACATGACCTGGGGAAACCGCTGTCAAGGAGTCAGACTAGCGGGGTGTATACACACCGATGATCGTACCGATTGACCGCAGTCCGCGAAACTTAGGTCTGCACGATGGCAAAACGATCACCGCTGTGTATGGCCTCAATTCTGAGGGCTGAACCTTACGCGAAACTGACAGACAAGATATTTCTCGTAGGGGTTTATCCGTATTTACACAATCTGATGGCCTTCATCAATCAGCTTTTTTCGTAAGTCATCTAGGGCCGCAGATGCTTCTTCTATGGTTGCAAAATACTTTGTTTTTCGGCGAACTCTGTTAATACATATTTCGCCTCTAAATTTTTTAGCAAATTTTTCAAATCTAACGCCTTTCACTCCGGTAGAGCTATCTTTTCTGACTCCTTGATTGTGAGAATTGTTGGAAGGCGTAACAAGTCTCAAATTTTCAATACGGTTGTCTTGCTTGTCTCTGTTGATATGGTCAATCACTAAATTTTTAGGAATTGGGCCATGCACAAACTCATAAATTAGTCTATGAATTAAAGTCGCTTTCCCATCAATTATTGTTTGCAAATAACCATCTTGTTGCGGCGAGCCAATTTTTTGATTAACTTTGCCATGCTTAAATGTTCTAGAAACACGGCCTTCTTCTGGGTGAATTTGCACTGTCGCTTTAGTCATAGGTAGCCTTTTGGGGGATGATGAAATAATTATAACAGATCCCCCAATTAGTACTTTCCCTAGTGCCTAATGTCAGTGATTCGTAAGGAAACAGCCACACAATGAGGTTTTTAACCAAGGAGAACCATGACCAACTTTGAACGAACGAAAACATGGCTTGCCGCTTGCGGTAAAAAGCCTGACATTTACGACCTATCCGTCCAGATTGGTTGCCAGCTTGAAGAAATCTGCGAGCTATTGGGAACAATCCGATCAGACTCTGAGGGATATGGAAAACTGCTAGACCGCACCCGAACAGACCTAGACTGGTTTGCCGGAAAGCTGAAACGCCGTGAACAGTTTGTTTACATCCCGATTCACTTGCGGGTAGACGCTTTGGATGCTCTTTGCGACATTGAAGTGACGGGGAATGGTGTCGCCTATCTCGCAGGGTTTGACAAAGACGCAGCAGATAAGGCAGTGCTAGACAGCAACGATTCCAAACTGGAAGACGGTAAAGCCGTTATTCTGGACGGTGGAAAAATCGGCAAGGGCAAAGATTACAAAGCCCCTGACCTTCGTAAATTTGTTTGAAAGGAAAGAGAAATGAGCGATACAAACACAGGCGGGCCAGCGTTTCCATGCGAATGGGATTACATCAACAGCAGTCGTGAAGCTGCCAACGGTATGACCCTGCGCGACTACTTTGCAGCCAAGGCGATGCAATCAATATATCAGAAAAATGTGGACTGGGAGTATAACGGCAGCTTGCCAATGGATGAAGAAAGTATGCGGACAATTTATGTCGTTGCAAAAGACGCTTACGCAGTGGCCGATGCAATGATTCAAGCTAGGAGCGCAAAATGAGCCAAACCGACAAACTCGCCCGACTTCTCAAGCGCAAAAAAGGCGTTACCGCTGCTGAAGTTGCAAGAGAGCTACCAACTACAAGCCCTCATTCAAAGATCAGTCGGATGCAATACACACACGGATGGACTGTGACGAAAAAGACACGACCAGACGGACAGAAAATTTACTTTGGAAAAGAACCAAAGACCTGATAAAATTACGACACACGGCTAGGCGCGGACTGTACCCCCGCACCGAACAGCGATTCTGGTATCGCTTGCCGAGTGTATTTTCAACTACCAGCAACCAAACCAGAGGTTATCAAATGGCGACACTTTCGCTCAAAAAAGCCAAGAAGATTGGCGACTCCCCACTTCAAAATCTTCAAGACAAATTTGTCGTAGTCCGTCAAGCGCGAAAACAATACTCGTGCAGATTTACGGCATATCACGACACACTTGACGCTGCCTTTAAAGAGGCCAAGCGGTTACAAAAGACAACACCAGATCAGCGTTATCTTGTTTTGCAAGTAAAAGGCTTTGCAGATTGGGAGGCTTGCAATGGATAAGCAACAACGCTACGAGAGCGAAAAGTCAACTTGGCTGCACCTGCACCCCGATGCAACACCAGAACAGATTGAGGCCGCATTGAAGGCCATTGCAAAACGATTGGGGCTGTGACATGGCACGAATCCGAACAATTAAACCCGAGTTTTGGCGTGATGAAGCCTTGGCATCGGTTAGTCCAGAGGCTTGTCTTTTGGCGCTTGGATTGCTGAATCATTGCGATGATGAAGGGTACTTTAATGCCAACCCTAAACTGGTTGAATCCGACATTTTTCCACTACGGGAACTAAAAGCAAAGACTACCGTACTACTACAGGAGTTGTGCAAGATTGGTTATTTGCTGGTGTTTCAGGGGTCTGATGGCAAGACTTATGGGTGCATCAAGAACTTTCACAAACATCAAGTCATAAACAAGAAAACTCCTAGCAAAATCAAGCACTTATGCGATTTACCACAGGACTACGGTAGTGATACGGTAGCACTACCTATAGGAAAGGAAAGGAAAGGAAAGGAACAATCGGAATCTTACGATTCCTTGTTTGACAGGTTTTATGAGCCATATCCAAAAAAGGTAGCAAGGGCAGCAGCACTAAAAGCGTTTAGAGCTTGTAAGCCAAACGAAAGCCTGGTGGAGACAATGATTGCAGCATTGAAGTTGCAAGCTGAATCACCTGATTGGCAAAAGGATGGCGGGAAGTACATCCCAAACCCTGCAACTTGGCTTAACGGTGAAAGATGGAAAGACCAATTGGCGATTCCTGAAAAACAAACACAACAGACTTGGATTTGAAAATGAACTACCTACCTGACGATATTGACTTTGCTGCTTACCTTAAAGAGACAGAGCACAAACAAACGATTGTGCATTCGTCTGAGTTTTTGCAGACACTGAAAGACTCTTACCGAAACAAAGACACATCAAATCGGATTTACTTGCCTTGGGAGAAAACCCGTTCTTTGTTCAACTTTCGGCCAGGGGAGTTGACGATCTGGGCTGGTGAGAATAGCAGCGGTAAAACGCTGGTTTTGATGCAAGTGATTCTTTCCCTTCTTGGACAACAACAAAAACTGTGTCTTGCATCGTTGGAAATGACTGCCGGAGAGACCTTTTCTAGGATGCTGAGACTTTACAGCCATGTTTGCTTTGGTGACGAGGACATCCAATTGACAAACGAAGAAATTGAACTGCTTGACCAAACAGCAGAGGAAATGATTGGGTTTTCCAAAAATATGTGGTTGTTTCACAAATTGGGCGATGTGACTGCAAACTCTGTTTTGGGTGCTATGAGATACAGCATCGACACTTTTGGGGTGCAGCATTTCATCATTGACAACCTGCAAAAGGTGGTGAGTGGCACGGACAACTACAACGGCGAAAAGGACTTTGTTTCAAGCATTTTTGACATTGCTAAAGATACGGGTTGCCATGTTCACCTTGTCCACCACACAAAGAAGCTGGAAAAGTCTGGTGCAACGCCTGACAAAAGCGACATCAAGGGATCATCTTCAATCACGGACATTGCTGATTCTGCTTTTGTTGTTTGGCGAAATAAGCTGAAAGAGATGGAAGTTGAGGTGAAAGGCGATATGGCTGAAAAGCGAGATGAACCAGACAGCTTTATCCGGTGCATTAAACAACGCCATTACAGCGGGTCAAAGAGCGGAGAGCAAACAATTGGTCTTTACTTTGACAAAGCATCGACACAGTTGAAGGGCCATAAGTCAGCCGAATTGATGGAGTATTACAAAGCATGGCCGCATGGGGTGTATCAATGAAAGGCGCAAAAGAACTGATCGACCTTAGAAGGCGAGGCATCAAACCAGCAAGCGTTTGCCTGTATGACTTTGAATTTGATACAGATTGGCTGAAATGGGGAGAGTTGCCACGAATCACGGTACACAAAGACAAGATTTCAGACATTGATCTACGTTTTGTTGTTGGCATGACAGTGATGATTGAAAGCTACAACCAAGACAGAGCCGATCATTTGTATGAAAAGTGTATTTCTTCAGGTGCTTCAATTGTGGCGGCCAGTAGCTATCCAAGCCCAAAAGATGACCCATACAACAAAGTCAAATCAACAAGTCGCCTTTATTTTAAAGATGTCAGTGTCAAGTAAGACAACATCCAGACAATAAACCATCAACGAAAGGGAAAAAATGTTAACAGTTAAGCAATTGATGCAAAGCGAAGTTAAGTCTTCACCAGATGGCAAACACTGGGAGCCTTGTTTACATCAACCTATTTGGTGGCGGATCCGTTTGCGTGACGCATTAGCCGTGTGGCACGGGAAAGCAGTTGCTGTTCGCCAAACAACTAAAGAAGATGTTGAAAAAGATTTATGACACACGAACAAGCCAACAAGATTTTGGACAGAGTACGAGAAGGCCAACAGTACCCTGAACACGTCATAACGATGGCACTGAAACTAACTGGGGACTTAAGTGAATGAGTACCTTCAAAAGAATGGTAAACCACTGTGCAAAGATGGCGCTAGACCCTGGATTCTTGGACGAAGCGCGGCACACGGTAAAGAAGCTGGAAAAGGAACATCCAGAGATTTATACGGGGCTTGGTCTTGCTGTAGCAGATCAAATCAAGTTATTGAAATTACAAGGCAAAGATGGGGGATCAAATGACAAAAGATGACATTTTGAGCATGGCAAAACAGGCGCATCGTGATTTAGTCACCATTGACTATCCGGGCCATGTTGGACAGCTTGATGCTTGGACAATTTGCCTCCTTGAACGCTTTGCCGCTTTGGTAGCCGAAAAAGCAACAGAGCAAGCCAATGCCCGACAGGATGCTAGTTGGGCGCTTATGTGTAAAAAGATGGTGGCGGCTGAACGTGAAGAATGTGCAATGGAGTTTGACGGACGCGAAGGCTGGATTCCTTCGGAAACAGCAGCTGCCGCAATCAGAGCAAGAGGCCAGAAATGAGCGTACAACAGACAGTCGCCGTGTTTAAAGAGCTTTTAAACGGCCCCGCATCACGCCATGACCTATCTAGAAAGACCAACTTTTGCCCTAAAGCAGTAGGCCGAATTCTGACTGAGATGCGTAAACAGGACATGATTTACGTCATTGAATACACAAACGAGACAGACGGACGAAACAGGGTAAAAGTTTGGTCATTGGGTGAGGGTGAAGACGCACAGCCGAAGAAAACCCAAAGCCAGCAAGAAAGAAGCCGGAAAAGCTATCTGAAGAAAATAGCGGTAAAAAACAAGCCAAAGACAGTTTGGAGAACACCTGTATGGCAATAAACGACCCAAACAAGGCAATCGACTACGTAATTGCCAATGCGGGTAAGTTTGCCCAGGCAAAAGCCAACCGTATCTATTTGGAAGAATTCAGAAAATCCAAAAAGGCGTTGTTGATGAACCAAAGCACCGAGAAGACGGTAAACGCCCGTGAGCAATACGCATATAGCCATGACGAGTATTTAGCGCTTCTAGACGGTTTAAAAGCCGCCGTAGAGGTAGAGGAAAAGCTAAAGTGGGAAATGACAATGGCACAGGCGAGAGTCGAGGTGTGGCGCTCGGAACAAGCTAACAACAGAAATCAAGATCGGACGATGCGGTAAGAATCAAGTAAGCAAACACCAAGAAAATGAAGTTTTAGGAGCAAGACATGAAATACATTGAAGCAATGGAATTGGCGCTGGAGGCGTTGAAAAAAACACAATCAGAGGGATACAACTTACCCGGAACAGCTATTGAAGAAGCCATAACTGCCATAAAGCAAGCCCTTGCAACACCTGTGCAGGAGCCTGTGGGGTATTTTTACTTTGACGAAGGGCAGTGGAAGCAAGCTAGTGATCCCATTAGTTTTGCAGGCTGTACAAAGCTATACAACTATGCACCCACAGCACAGCGGCAATGGGTTGGGCTGACGGATGAGGATCGTGTTGATCTGTGGAAGGCTACAGAAACCGACAACCGTATGGTTCTGATTGACGCCATTGAAGTCAAGCTGCGCGAGAAAAACACCGCAGCACAGCCAGCCGTGCCGCATGGTTGGTGGATTGTTCAATCAACGCCAGAAGGCTTAAAAATGTGGCCCACCAGTGAGAACAAACTGATGGAGGTCACAGCACAGCCATCACCTGTGCCGCTGACGGATGAGCAGATTCATTCTTTGTGGCGCAATCACCCAAACAGAACAAACATCGTTGCTGTAGTTCGAGCCATCGAAACCGCCCACGGCATCACGAAAGGCCAGTCATGAAACGCTGCAAGGCTTGCAAGGCTGAATTTAACCCCGTTCGGCCACTTCAGTCTGTATGTGGGCCTATTTGCGCCCTTGAAGTATCACGGCAAGCAACAGAAAAAAAGAAAGCCAAGGAAGCCCAAGAAGACCGCAAGAAGACCCGAGAAAAGCTAGATGCCATGAGGACTAAGCCTCAGTTGGTGAAAGTCGCTCAAACGGCGTTTAATGCGTTTGTAAGGGCAAGAGACTTAGGCAAGCCATGTATCTCATGCGGTACGCCACTAAGCACTGAGCCAAACAGCCATGATTGCGGCCATTTCCGTAGCGTAGGCAGTTCGCCACACATGAGATTTGTGGAAGACAACGCCCACAGCCAATGTCGCAAGTGCAATAACTGGCTTTCTGGCAACGTCCTTGCATACCGAAAAGGATTGATTGAACGTATTGGACTGGAACGGGTAGAGCAGATCGAATCCGATCAGACCGTGAGAAAGTACACCCGTGAAGGGCTGCAAGAGATAGCCAAGCACTACAACGCAGAAACAAGGCGACTAAAGCGAGAAATGTAAGCAAAAAGTAAGGTTAAGCAAGCAAAATAAAGTTTTAAGGAGAAAACATGACACACATCACAATTGAACGAGTAAAGATGGAACGCTTAATGGCGCTGTTAGCCGTGTCAACTTTTTACACGCCAAAACTACAAGCTGAGCGCACTGAACTTGTTGAAGCTGGACTTGAAGCCCTTGCAGCACCTGTGCAGGAGCCTGTGGCGTGCTTTATAGGCGCAAGAGGCAGCGCGTTTGATTTGCCAGAAACGAAACGGGCCTACACATACAAAGAGCAACCCGGCAATACTGTGGCATCCAATCTCGGAAGGGCTTGTGACGCAGCCAGCAAGCAACGCGCAGGGGACAACATTGACCGTGGCTTGGGCTTGTTGCAGGAGCTACAAAAGGAGGGTTTTGGTGTTTTTGCTCTTGGTGCTGAATACACCACCCCACCCGCAGCACAACCATTGGTGCCGCTGACGGACGGGCAAATTAAGTGCATGGACTATCGAGGAACGCTTGATGAGCATATCCGTTCTGTGCGAATGACCGAATCAGCCCACGGCATCACGAAAGGCCAGCCATGAAATGCCCACAATGCAAAGCCTGGACGTTCGTTCTTGAAACAAGACAGCGCCCACAAGGAACATATAGACGCTATGAATGCGCTAATGGGTGCAGATTCACCACAAATGAAACAGCGGTAAAGGTTGACACAAATGTCAAAAAAGATACTTAACAAACCAGTAACGGTAGATGACCAAGGAAACGAGGTCTATATCTGCCAGTACTCAAAGAAACCAGTAGCAACAGACAACGCCTTAATGCTTGGCCCATTGATGGCTAATGTATCGGGGACGTATGTATGTCACCAAGACGGTAAAGAAGCCCGAAAGCAAAGCAAAAAGAACTTTGATGAAAACGAAGCCAATTGCAACACATGCAAGAACTTGATTAGGGTAGAGCACGCAAAAATATTAGGCGGGTTTCTTAAAGGTGTTTGTCAGTTAACACAAGAGAAACTAAGGTTTCATCCAGACGATTGGATGGGTAAAGAATGTTGGGAAGCAAGATGACTGACAAAGAAAAACTGGAAGAATTGACAAAAGACTGGAAAAACGCACCAGATACAAAGGTGTGCGCTATTTGTCTATGTGAAGTAAACCGCAATGAATACGATAGCCATATCAAAACGCATGGTTACACAATAGTCAGTGTTGAGTATAAAAAGCTAAGTGAACCAAAATAACCAAACCGCATATAATCCGGCTATCTTAGGCTAACCCGAGGATAAAGGAATATGACACCGAAACAGGAGAAGTTTGCTCAGTGCATTGCTGACGGAATGAATCAAGCAGACGCTTATCGTGCTGCTTATGACGCCGAAAAAATGAAACCTGAAAGCATTTACTCAAAAGCCTCTGAGCTAATGGCTGACGGTAAGGTCGCGGCAAGGGTAAAAGAACTCAAAGAGCAACTATCCTCAAAAGCACTTTGGACGCGAGCAGACAGCGTTAGGGCGCTTCAAAATGCTATTTCCATAGCTGAGAACAAAGACAACGCAGCGGGGCTTGTAGCGGCCATTAAAGAGCTTAACGCTATGCATGGGTTTAACGAACCATCCAAGCTAGAGCTAACAGGTGGCACAAACAACGTGAACCGAGTCGAGTTTCTGCTTGTCAACACTTAAAGTCCAAGTACCCGCCAAACTTGCCCCACTACTAAGCCCAAAACGCTACAAAGGCGCATATGGTGGCCGTGGTGGTGCTAAGTCTCACTTCTTTGCAGAGCAGATCATTTGCCAAGCCCTAGCGGGTAAACGGGTGGTTTGCTTGCGTGAGGTGCAGAACTCGATCAAAGAGTCGGTGAAACAGCTATTGACCGACAAGATCATGAAGTTTGGGCTGGATAAGCAATTCACCATCCTAGACTCAGAAATTCGCGGCCCAAATGACAGTCAGATCATTTTTAAGGGCTTGCAGTCATTCAACGCTGCCAACATCAAGTCGCTAGAAGGCTTTGACATTGCATGGGTAGAGGAAGCCCAAACCCTTAGCCAACACTCCCTTGACCTATTGCGGCCAACAATCCGCAAGCCAGGGTCTGAATTGTGGTTTAGCTGGAACCCGCGATACAAGACAGACGCTGTGGATAAGTTCTTTCGCAGTGGTAAGCGTGATGACTCAATCGCCATCCTGATTAACTGGTACGACAACCCGTGGTTTAAGGGTACGCCTCTCTATCAGGATATGCTAAAAGACTTTGAGAACGACCCCGACAAGGCTGAACACGTCTGGAACGGTGGCTACGGCTCAAGCCAAGGCGCTATTCTTGCTAAATGGGTAGGTGAGGCTGAGAGGGACGGACGCATCAATGATGATGTGGAGTATGACCCTGAAGCGTCAAAGATTGTGCTTTCGTGCGACTTAGGCTATAGAGACACAACTGCATGGTGGTATTGGCAAGCTGTTCCCGGTGGTTTTAACCTTGTTGACTACCAACAGGGTAATGGAATGGACGCAGCCGACTGGATTCCTGAGGTAAGAGAAAAGATTGTCAGTATTGGCGGGGCTGACTGCTTGGGCGCTATCTGGATGCCATCGGATGCAAAAGCCAAAACATTTCAGAGCAAATACACTTCAATGGAGCAATTCATTAAGGCTTTTGGCGCTGACAAAATCAAAATCGTGCCTCAGTCAACCAAGAAGGATCAGATCGAAGCCGCTAGAACGATGATTAAGCGATGTGCATTTAACAGGGTTAAGTGTGAAGCAGGGCTAGACGGTTTGAGGGCTTGGGAGTTCGATTACAACGAAGATTCAGGGTTATTTAGCCGTGAACCAAAGCACAATTGGGCATCACACCCTGCTGACGGATTTTCTTACGGCTCGCAAGTAATGGCCGAAAACGTGCCAAAACCGCAAGAAAAGCCCGATTTATTCCCAATTTCCGGCCAAAACGGTAGAATAGTCACAGCACCACTGGATGACCTGTGGAAAGAAACACCACGAAGAAACGACCGAATATGAAATCGATGAACTCGGTAGCCGAAGCCAAACGCTGGAAGAACGAACTTAAGCAAGCCAAGCGTGAAGACGAAAAATGGATTACGCGTGGTAAGAAGATCGTCAAACGCTATCGAGATGACCGTACACAGTCGTTCACCTCTAAGCGGTATAACGTGTTGTGGTCAAACATCCAGACCATTCTTCCTGCCCTATATGGCCGTACACCACGCGCTCAAGTTGAGCGCCGTTGGAAAGACAAGGATCCTGTTGCACGTACAGCGGCGGTTATTCTTGAACGTGCTTTGCAGTACGAGATTGACAACAACACCGACTTTGACCAGGCTATCAAGCTAGCGGTGATGGATCGGTTGCTTCCAGGCCGTGGGGTTAACTGGGTGCGGTTTGACACAAAGAGCGTTGAAACCATTGAATCCCCTGAGATGGAAGCGGCTGAAGAAGCAAGCCCAGAAGAAGCCTATAGCATGACGCAGGGTGAGCCTCGGGTCGAGATGTACGCTGGTCAGCCTGAAATCAACCTTGAAGAAACCCCGGTGGATTACGTCTATTGGGAAGATTTCCGCTGCACCCCTGCCCGTACATGGGAAGAAGTGACATGGTGTGCCCGTAGGGTGTACATGAGCAAGGATGAAGTCGTTAAGCGATTTGGCGAGGAGTTTAAGGACATTAACCTGACTCACATTCCCCAAGGTCTTGACGACATGCTGAAGTCTGGGTTTAACAAGGCAGACGCTGAAGCCATGAAAAAGGCTGAGATTTGGGAGATTTGGGACAAGACAAGCGAGTGTGTCTATTGGGTGGCTGAGGGCGAAGACAAGCTGCTTGACCACAAAAATGACCCGTATGGCTTGGATAACTTCTGGCCCTTGCCTAAACCTTTGTTTGCCACACAGACAACTGACACCCTTGTCCCTGTTCCTGACTATGTGCTGTATCAAGACCAAGCGGATGAAATCGACAAGCTGACAAACCGCATTGCTTTGCTGATTGAAGCGGTAAAAGTGGTTGGTGTATATGACGCTAGCCAAGCTGGTGTGCAACGTATGCTCACCGAGGGCTTTGATAACCAACTGATCCCCGTGGATTCTTGGGCGGCATTCTCTGAAAAAGGCGGCGTTAAGGGAACGATTGACTTCTTGCCTTTGGATCAGACACTGCAAGCCCTAAACCAGTGTTATGCAAGCCGTGAACAGGCTAAACAAGTCGTCTATGACGTCACGGGCCTGAGCGACATTATTCGTGGGTCTAGCGTAGCCTCTGAGACAGCAACCGCCCAACAGATCAAGGGGCAATATGCCTCAATGAGACTGAAGCGTATGCAAATGGATGTGGCGATGTTCGCGTCTGAGTTGCTGCGAATCAAAGCGCAGTTGATGTGTGACCTTTATTCCCCTGAAAACCTGATTCAAATGTCGGGCATCATGGGCACGGATGACGCTCAGTTTGCAGAAGCAGCCATTCAGTTGATGAAGTCTGAGCCAGCCCGTAACTTCCGCATCGAGGTGGCGTCTGATTCTCTGGTCGAGATGGACGAACAGGCTGAAAAACAGTCCAGAACCGAGTTTATGACCGCTTTCGGCGTGACCATGCGCGATGCCCTGCCTATGGTGCAGCAAGCCCCTGAAATGGCCCCGCTGATCGGTGAGGTGCTGCAATTTGTGGTGCGTACGTTTAAAGGCGGTCGTTCGCTTGAGTCTGCTATGGAGACAACGATCGAAAAGATGAACGCGCCCAAAGAACCAAAAGGACCAACGCCTGAGCAACAACAAGCCCAGGCTCAACAGCAGATGGAACAGGCCAAGATGCAAGCAACCATGCAAGCAGAACAGGCCAAAATGCAACAGACGCAGCAAATGGAAGCGATGAAAACTCAGGCACAGGCACAGATTGAGCAATTCAAGGCCCAGCAAGCGATGGAACTGGAGCAAATTAAGCAACAGGCAGAGACTGAGCGCCAAGCATACAAAGCCCAATTGGACGCGCAGACAAAGCTACAGATTGCCCAAATGCAGACCGAAGCAAGCGCAAAGCCCGTCAATCAGTTCACAGTGGACTCTGGCGGCAAACTGGACGATATCGCCCAATCCATCACAGATGCGGCCAATATGCAAGGCGCAGGAATCGCTGAAGCCGTGAACAACTTGGGCCAAGTCGCTGCCGTTCTGGTTGGTGCAGTTGATGAAATGAAGCGACCAAAACGCCGTGTGCTTGAGCGTGACCCGATTACCGGAAAAGCTATTGGCGCAATCGAAGTAAGCGAATAAAATAAGCAAACTCAGGAAGTATCATGGAACCAGTAGTAACCGGCATTTCCTTTGCCATATCAAAAGTCTATTATGGGTTTGCAGCCCTATTCGGTGGATTTATGCTTTCATTCTTTTGGATGCCTGAACGACTAAAGAAACATACTCCTATAGCAGCGGGGGCCATTATTGGCGGTGTTTCAGTAGGTGCAGGGGTGATATTCGGCGGTGCGCTTGCAGTTCAATTGGGCATGAATCCAAACGATGCAAACACAGCCCTCGCAGTAGGTGGCGGCATTGGTTTGGGCGCAGTGGCAATTGTTTCATGGTTAGCTAACTTCTTTGACAATCGCCAAAACAAAGACTTGCTGGAAGTAGTGACGGAAATTCGACAGGTGGCTAAACCCGCTGCCAAGAAAGCCCCGGCTAAAAAGGTAGTTAAACGAAAGCCAGCACCATGAATGACGCACAAGTCGCAGTGTGGCTAACGATTGCACTGGTATTCCAGGTTGTCACCATTGCTGTGGCTTTTGTGTATGTCTTTGCCAAGCCTGACGGGTTTCATGTCCTGCTGAAAATAGGCTTTGCGTCTATGGTTTTCGGCTTGGTGGTGCAGATTGTTCGATCAATCCACTACCTTGACGCTGGTTACTATCCGATAGACAGATATTTCCCTTTGTGGCTGACCAAAGATATTGGCGCCATGATTTTGGTTTATTACTTTGCATTCGTTCATAAAAGGACAACATAATGAAAACCGTCAAAATCGTTCCACAACTCGCTTTCGCTAACGGCAAGCGCATGGAAGCCACTCAATTTAATGTGGTGTCAATCTCTGATAACTTGTTTGATGCGGTCACGTTCAAATACACATTGTTTGATAAGAACATGGTTTGGGCTGGTGAATCGACTTACTCGCTTGAAGGCCGGGAAACCTATCTGACATGGGACGCATCACCTGAAGGCGCTTACACCCTTGTAGCGGCTGGAATCGGCCTAGAAATCGCATCAACAGTTAACAAGACCTCGATGTTCGCTGAGGCTGTCTAATGTCAGCCGTACTTGCCGACATTGTTGTTTACGGCATTCCCTTTGTCATTGGACTAGGGGCACTGAAAGTATTGCAGGGTCGGTATTACGGGCGAAAGAAGCCTCCAAAGCCTGACGAGACTACACCAAAGGATAAATAATGGCGGTAACGATTACGGGCGGTAAATACGCCATTCGATCACTTAGCGCGGCTGGCACGACTAGCGTAACGATTGCAACTGGCACGTTTGTAAGCGGTGACTTTGGTTCAACTCAGCGAATGGTTGCGCTGTTTACAAGTGCGAATGCCTTTAAAGGTATTGCATGGGTACGCCGATTCACTAGCACGACAGTTCTTGAGCTTGAAAACCGCTTTGTTGACCCTGTGACTGGCCTTTATGCTACTCAAGCGGTAGGCGATCAGGTTCTGGTTTCAAAGAATTCTGCCGAATCTGCAACGACTGGTTTTACGGTTGCAAGCCCTGACAACAACGTAGTTACTGTTTCAGATAACGTGGTGATGGGTACGGCTGGTAGTGAGGTGTCGCTTTGCTTCTATGAGGAAAACAAGCAGTACACCATGACAAACGGTTTTCAGTTTGTTGGTGGCGTTTCGGTGTTTGGCAAGTTGATGTCTTATGACGGGGTGAGCAAAGAATCGTTTATTTGGTCACGGGAATGTACTGCACGACCAAACGAAGGCTATCCGCTGTCTGGTACGCCTGCCTACAACCTTTGGGGCACTGGTGGCACTTCGGCCCATATGTTCTTCTTTGGTGGCGCTATCGGTTCGCCTATGCGCCGTTCGTTCTTCATTGGAGCTGAAGGTACATCGGCAACGAACAAGACTTATGCTTTGTACGGGACACGTATTTATCACGCCTGCGCATCCCCTGGTGGTGGTAATTGGGCATCCAACGCTGATCGTCACCTGCTTTACAAGACAATCCACGAGGCGGATTACAACAACGCTGACTTGATTCAGTGGGGTAACGGTTCTTTCCAAGGTTCATTCTTGTCATTCCCTCAGTTTGGTGCTGGTGCTCCTCTGGGAATTTTCCGAGCCAATAGTGCAGTGTCTTTCGGCGCATCGACCAATAACCGTACAGTGGTGGCTGATGTAGGCTCTGGTGCTCTGATTGATGATATTAACAACGGTACGTATGTTTTCACCAACGTGATTTCACCTGCTGTGAGTATTGTTCGTCACCCTGGTGGCACTACGCCAATCACATTCCAGTTCTCAGACGATTACACAAACCTGAAAGCAAGAACAACGCTAGTCGTTCGCCGCGCAGTTGATAGTGTCATTGCGACATCGGTGGTTAACACTGCAAGCACTACATTTGCTGCTACGGTTATTCAGTCAACATACAACGGCACGACAAACGGCACTATTGCTCCTGCCACGTTTTACACGCAATTTGACTACACCATTAAATGTTATGGCTATAACGTAGTCAACGGGTCGCATAACACCTACACCTATTCTTTAGGTACGGCTGGCAACGGCACAGACTTAAAGCTCGGCGGTTTGATTAACCAAGTAGCTGATACTGGCGTGACGCTGACCGAAACTAACGCTTTGGCACTGTCTAGCAAGTTCACGATTAACAGCGGCACAAAGGTGATTACCGTTACTGGAAACGCTACGCTTGATGAACTGTATGACTACACGGTTTCTTGGGGTTGCTCAAGCGCTGCTAACGCTGTTATCCCTGCCCTCAGTCAATACTTGCTGACCTACAACGGTACGGCATTGACTTGCTTTACTGGTTGGACTTTGGCGGTAAACACTGGCATTACATTGTCAAGCGGCACAAAGTATGAGTCAGTTACGTTTACAACCGTAACACTGACAGGCACAGGCAAGATTACCGCGATTTACACATCATCGGCTGGCACATCGACAACCTTTGAATTCCAAAACGTAACTGTCGGTTCATCACTGGTTATCTATGACGCTTCAGGCGTAACAAAGTATTTCCAGCAAGAAGTGACAAGCGCGGGTGACTACGCTTACTACATTGCGCCGGGTACGACTGGAACGTACTCATGGGCTATTGAGCTATACGGCAAACAGCGTCAATCGGGTAGCTTTGCGGCTAACACTGGTGGCTTGCTGTTCTACGAGCCTATCTACGTTGAAGATGTTGGATTGAGTCAGCTTACAAAAGCGACTGTGGCAGCCTATACCGCCATTAGCGATTTGGACCGTTTTTATGATTACACAGCTTATCGCCGTTTGTCAGAAGACTTCATTAAATTGGGTCAGATTGCTACGCGATCAGGTACGGCTGTAGAAATCGGTGACAGAAACCTAGTTGTAAACGCTGCCGCTTCGGTCATGGAATCCATTACAGGGTCAACCATCACCATCAAGTCCGGCGTGTTGGCTCCCGGCTCAAAATACAGCACGATCATTGCCACACCGCCAAAGCTGGTAACGGCTGCGACAACTGAAGTTATTACCGCCTCAATCGAAGATGGCGCGGGTAATTCTTCCGTAACGATTCAGGGCGGTTCTGGCAACTTTACGCTGTGGAAACTTGCAAACGCAGTACCAGAAGCAGACTATGCGACAGGCACAAACCTTGGCAACGTAGGAAACACGACATTCCGCTTCTTGGATGCCCCAGGCTTCAAGATTGTGATTGTCGATAACGTCACTGGTTATCGCATTACCTGTCCAATGGATAAAGGCGTATACACACGAGGTCTATTCTTCGGTAGCCAAGTTCAGCTTGCCCAAAGTGCCGAAGTCACTCAAATCAACACAAAAGTTGATATTCTTACCAATAATGTCGCTGCGCTCCCTCAAGAAATTCTTGATAGCACAGTCGAAACAGGCGCAACAGTAGTTGAGTCTCTACGTCTGCACAACAGCGTATTGGGTGGAAAAGTGAGTGGCGGCGGCTCTGGCATTGAAACATTCCGCGATTTGGCCGATACAAAAGATCGCCTTGTCTCGACAAACGATGCACAAGGCAACCGCACCTCAGAGGTTACGGATTTGACCTAACAAACTCTTTACGATGCTCTGAGGCCGTTTTCTGATACGCATCGGAAGCGGCTTCAGGTGTATCAAAAGAGCCGATATTGATAGCCACGCCATCAATCATTATTTTGGCTAACCATTTGTTGTAGCACTTGGTTACTCCAACATATCCGCTTTTGTTGTCAACGTGCTTTTTCATGTTTGACAAATTTTGCTGGTGAGTGGCCTCACGCAAGTTTTCTAAAAAATTGTTTGCAGGATTTCCGTCAATGTGGTCAATTTCAAATGGTGTTTCGCCAAAGTGGTAAATCCATACGAGTCTATGAAGGTAAAACAACTTGTTGTTAATTCGGATTTGCGTATAACCAGCTTTCGACTTGAATCCAGCTTGTCTGCGCTTAATGCCTTTTTTTCGAATATTCCACAAAAGCTGTCCTTCGCTGTATGTGAAAAGCTCACGCACAACGGATTGACTGATAGAATTTGGCTTGTTCATGCTGTCGTTCCTTTTAAACGATGGTTTGGGAAGTGGAGGCCTAGAGTTCGTAGCTCTAGGCCTTTGCGCTATTTTAACCTAAAATCAGGTTATGCAGCACTTTAGAAGCCAACACTTTGCCGCATGGCATTTCGCGGCCAATCAGTTCCGTGGTGTTGCAGTCACGCCTCAACCTGACCAACATGACGGGTTTGGCGCCGAATACTGGTACGACCTCTGGCGCAAAAAGCATAAGAAGGCCAAGCCTCCCACGATTGAAGAAGTAATCGAGGCAGTCCAAGAAAACCCGGTAGAGGCATTAAAAGCCGTACCTCAGGCTAAGAAACAGTTTCAGGGCATTGACTATTCAAAGGTCAAGCAAAACGCTGAAATGGCGCTATTCATTGCACAAGAGTTAATGATTGTGCTGGAAATGCGTAGAATTGATGACGAAAATGACGAGAATGACGCGATAATGCTGTTATTGATGTAAAGGCAAACCCAATGCACTCAGAAGCAGGAAAAGGCTCAGACCGTAGGCCGACAGACGAAAAAGCGTTTGCTGATAACTACGAAGCCATATTCGGTAAATCACGCGCTAAACGTGGGTCATACGTGTTTGACCCTGAAACCAATCAACTGATTGAGAAATCAGAGTATTACGGCACTTCGGTTGTTAATGCTCCGATGGTCATGAATGATATTCAGGGCTATAAATCCATGCAAACAGGCGAATGGATTGGTTCACGTTCACAGCATCGTGAACACTTGAAAACTCACCGCCTGGTGGAAATTGGCAACGAAGTCAAAGCCCACACGACCCGACAAGCGCCAAAGGTAGATCGAGAATCTATCAAGCGCGACATTCACACGGCTATGCAAAAGCTAGGCTATTAAGTTTCTCAACAACTAAGGAAAACCCTTATGTCCGACCTCCGTGAACAACTAGAAGCTGCTTTTGAAGCTGATGACCAAAAGGTAACACCAGAGGAAGCTAGCCAAGTTTCTGAAGTCGTTCCCGATTCTGAGCCGATTGGCCGCGCCCGTGACGAACAAGGCAAATTTGCAGCCCGTGAGGAACCGAGTGTTCCTGGTGAATTGATGCCGAAACCAGAGCCGGAGCAAGTTCCAGAAATTAAGGCGCCATCGAGTTGGAAGCCTGAAGCTAAAGCTGCATACATTAAGGCAGAACGTGGCGAGGCTTTGACTCCTCAAGAAATCAAGGTTTTGACCGCTGAAGCTAATCGGCGCGAATCTGACTTTTTGGTGGGCATTGGTGAATTCAAGTCTCACGCCCAAAAAGCACGACAGT